ACATTTGATTTTATCGTATCAAAACAAGTTGGAAAGTTTAATATAAGTTTCACTGTGCAAGATATATTTGACAGAGAGTTTGAAATAATTCCTGGATATGGTGCAGGCGGTAGAAACTTCTTCTTGACTTTCACTTATAAGTAAAGTAGTATATACAATATGGCGAAGACCACATTACAGATCAGAGATGAAGTTAATATACGTTTTCTTAATTTAGATCCTGCTTGTAGGAGGAAACTAAGTGAGGAAGTTAAATATTTTCTTCCATATGCATACCATATGCCTGCCTATAAATTAGGAAGGTGGGACGGGTGTGTAAGATTTTGTGATGTGGGTGGCCGTAGTTACCTTAACTTACTGGACAGATTATTACCCATAGTACAAAAGTATGGGTATGAAGTAGAAATTGATGATCAAAGACAATCCTGGTCATTTAGTTTTACTCATGTAAGTGCTGATAGTTATGATCATATCGCATGGCCTAAAAAGCATCCTGCCGAAGGACTGCCTATTATACTCAGAGACTACCAAGTAGATGTAATCAATCGCTTTTTAGATAATCCTCAATGCTTACAAGAAATTGCTACTGGTGCAGGTAAAACTATTATTACTGCCGTACTAAGCCACAAGTGCGAACCTTTCGGCAGAACGATTGTAGTGGTGCCTAACAAAGATTTGGTTGTACAAACAGAGCGTGATTATAAGAACTTGGGACTAGATGTTGGCGTGTTATATGGTGACAGAAAAGAGTACGATAAAACACACACTATCTGTACGTGGCAGAGTTTAGACGTTCTAGAAAAGAAAACCAAGGCAGGTGAAGCAGAAGTTGAGTTATCTGAATTTTTAAAAGATGTAGTCTGCATTATGGTGGACGAGGTACACAAAGCAAAAGCAGATGTTTTGCGTAATCAGTTAAGTGGTATGTTTCGTAATGTTCCTATCAGATGGGGACTTACAGGAACTATACCCAAGGACGAGCACGAAGCAGTTGGCTGTGTTTGTGCTCTAGGACCAGTTATAGGCAATCTCAGCAGTAAAGAATTACAAGACATGGGCGTACTTGCAGACCTGGATATTAATGTATTCCAGATGCAGGATGGTGTCTTGGGCTTCAACAGTTATGCACAAGAACTTAAATGGTTAACAACTGATGAAACCAGATTAAAACACATTTCACAAATTATCAAACAGCTCAGTAATGATGGTAATACCCTTGTGCTAATTGACAGATTAAAAACTGGAGAGATATTTCAAAAGCTCAATCCAGATTGGGTGTTTGTGTCTGGTGAAATGAAAGTTAAAGACAGACAAAAAGAGTACGAAGAAATTTCTGACATGAATAATAAAGTAGTTGTAGCAACTTATGGTGTAGCCGCAGTTGGTATTAACATACCCAGAATTTTTAATCTTGTAATGATAGAACCTGGTAAAAGTTTTGTTCGAGTAATACAGAGTATCGGTAGAGGTATTCGTAAAGCACAAGACAAAGATTATGTAAACGTTGTTGATATTACTAGCAACTTAAAATATAGTAAACGGCACTTGACAAAAAGAAAGGTGTTCTATAAAGAGCAAAACTTTAGACATACTGTGACAAAGGTTGAATATAAATGAGATTTGATGTGTTGGTACTAATAGATTGTTGGGAAGAAAACATATGGGAAGACCAGGCGCAAAGAAACAAGATGAGTTCTTTTTATGATAGAATTATTAAATTTGTATCAGATTATAATTTTAAAAAAGTAATTTTTGCAACACACGGTTACAGATATAGTAATCCAACTTCTGAACGATTAGTTAGGGGTATATCCAATAGTAGTAATACACTTATGTCAAAAACACAAGTGCAAAATTTTTATGAATTATATGCGGCTGGCGTTAAACCTGGCGATACCCTTTTAGTTGGTGGTGCGGCATGGAATGTTTGTGTGCATCATAATCAAATAGGTTTAATAAATTTGGTCCAAGAAGAACATTTTTCAGTGTTGACACATCCAGATATATTAGACTCACTTATAACAAAAAATGAAAAAATTACAGCCAAAACTTTACAGGCTGACGAAAAAATTCGCTGGAACTCTGCAGACCAAAAAGGTTTTATGGTCGCTAGTTATGCGATAAACAAGGAGAAAAGATGAAAATATTAACAGTTGAAAATAAGCCATACGAGCTGGATACTGTTCCTGAAGTAATTGACGATATAAGATATTGTGTACTTGATGCTGGTGATCCAGACTTTGTTGATTTTTATTTTCTGCCTTTAGTTTTCTTAGAAAGTTTCCATGCTCCTGCTATATGTTTGCGTATCGGTGAATACGATATACAAATGCCAATGGATTGGAGCATAATGATTTGCGATGACGATTATAGTGCTGTTGAAGTGTTACCTTTAGCAAGTTTAAATAATAGAGGGTTTAAAGCAGTAACGTTTAATCCTATGCGTAATAGCAGTTTAGATAGTGATGAGATTAGTATTACAAACATTTTTCAAGATGTAAAATGGTTTTTCCCTAAACTTAAAAATGGACATTTACTTGCTGTACCATTAGAGCAGGGCGAGAGTCCGCGTTGTGCATACTTTGTAAAAGAAGCAAACAAAATCTCTGATTTTGAACTAGGAGATTTAATGTAATGGCGCAAAAGCAACAACAACAACCTATACGATTGCCTGCTGGATTACATATAGAAAGTGGCTGGGCCGATCGTGAACGTATAGAAAAATTAAAAAAAGAACAAGCACAAGATCCACGGAACAAATGAAGAAAATAAGAGCAACCTTAACTATAGAAGTTGAATATGATAATGAATTACTAAACTATGTTAGTAAGTTAGATAAAAGATTAAGACAAGTAATAGACAGTACAGATATTTTGAGCTGTAGTGTTGAAGCAGGAAACCTTGAACCTAATGGAATGCCCATAATAACGGCTAAGGAATTAAAAGATGGATTTAACCAAGATTGTACGTGATGTGCCAGATTTCCCAATACCAGGTATAGTATTTAAAGATATAACACCTATTCTCAGAGACCCCAATGCCTTTCAATATACTATCAGCAAACTCACATCATTCTGTATAAAAAATAAAATAACAGATATTGTTGCTCCAGATGCTAGAGGATTTTTATGGGGTGCACCAGTAGCATTAGATTTGGGTGTACCATTGCATATAGTTCGTAAAGAAGGCAAGTTACCACCTCCAGTAAGAAGCGTATCCTACACATTAGAATATGGGAAATCCACATTAGAGCTTAGTGAGGGAACACAATTTACTAATGACAGTAAAGTTTGTATTATTGACGATGTTAGTGCTACTGGTGGTACAGCAAATGCAATAGTTGATTTGATCAGAAAGGCAGGTGGTAATAAAATTAAATATGCATGTGTTTTGGATTTGACATTTTTACAAGGTACTGCTAAACTTAAGGATTACTGCGACATAGAGGCATTCAGTGTCTTGGAGGTAAATGCGTAAATACTGGACATTATGGGCAAAAGCCCTAGGAGAGAAAGCATCAGATAATGATGGAACTGCTGATGCTGTAGCACTGATCAGAACAGTGATTGTAGTAGTCAACTTTGCCACTTGTTTTTTTATTATGGCAAACGTTATACATAACTGGTAGAGGATAAAATGAAGGACTTAATTTTGATTGCGTTAGAACATGAAGCACCAAACATGGCTAAATGGGATAACGTATTTTTTACTGGCGTAGGGAAAATTAACGCCGCACTAACAGCCGCAAGGCTAATTGAAAAATTTAAACCATTGCGTGTGTGGAATTTTGGAACAGCGGGTGGTATAAAGTTAAACTCAGGCTGTCATCAAATGTTTAATTTTGTAGAACGTGATAAGGGTAAGTGTCCAGAAGCGATAGAGGTAATGTTGCCAAAAGATCCAATTACGATCTCAAATGGTATTGGATATACTTGTAGCACTGGAGATAATTTTGTTACAGACCCTGATTTAGAAATACCTGCTCATGTTGTTGACATGGAGGCATTTGCTATTGCTAAGGCGTGCCAGCAAACGGGTGTTAAGTTCATGTGTTACAAATATATAAGTGATAGTGCAGACGAGTCTGCAGATACAAGTTGGTTAGATAATGTACAAAAAGGTGAAGAGTATTTCATTAAAGTGTACAAGGATTTTATTGATGGCTAAAAAACCGCAGATCCCATTAAAAGAAGTAATGGGTGCTCTGGATAAAAAAGATAAAGGCTGGTATAACAGACTTACTGCTGAGCAAAAGAAAGCATTCAGTGCCTGGATGATGATGAGGTATGCAAGCAGTGTGCAAGGAAGAAATGCTGAGCATTATGTACTAATGGTTAACGAGTTTGTTAATCAAAATTTTTCGGATATCAGTAAACATCCAGAGCTACAATGGTTATTAATGAGCATTTGCGGTAGTGGCAAAGTTGAGTTTCATCCTTACATCAAACCGCCAAATGCCAAAAAGAAAAAAAGCAAACCAGCAGATTTTTTATCTGAACTTTTCCCACATTTAAAAGCAGATGAAATAGAATTACTATTAAGTATAAACGATAAACAAGATTTAAAACAAATTGCAGAGTCACATGGTTACGATGATAAATCAATCAAAGACATCTTTGGATAGCACTAAGTGTAAATGGTGTGAAAAAGAGTTCAGGAGTGAACGCACTCTTGCGGCTCATATGTGCCCTCGTAAAAGAAGATGGGCTGATAAAGATATGACTCATGTAAGATTGGGTTACAGAGTATTTCAGATGTTTTATGAAATGAATACAGCAGTGAGCAAGCCCAAAAGCCAGGAAGATTTTATTCGTAGTCAATACTATGAAGGCTTCACTAAATTTGGTAGAAGTTGTGTACGCAATGAATATTTAGAACCTGAAAAGTTTGCAGAGTGGTTGATTAAAAATAGTAAAAAGTTGTCAGATTGGTGCAAGGATAAGTTGTATGATGAATTTTTGTTAGAATATGTTAAAAAAGAAACAGGACTACGAGCAACAGAAAGAACTATCATTTATCTAAGCAAGTGGGGTCAAGAACATAATTGTCCGTGGAACGATTACTTTAGACATGTAACAACTGCTAGAGCAGTGTATGATATACGTTCTGCAAAGTTAAGCCCTTGGGTTTTGTATTTGAGTGATAGTGGTTGTGACATCTTAACAAAAATGAGTTCTGAACAGTTGGAAATGATAAAGCACATTATAGATGACAAGTTTTGGCTAAAAGTATTCCAAAAGAATCCAGCAGAAGTAGATGAAATTAAAACTATTTGCGAAGCCGCAGGATTATGAGACCACATCAGATTACCAATACAAAATTAGCACAGCCAGCAGTATACATCAAGGATAACAGATGTATGTGGACTAGTATTCCTAAAAATGCAAATATGCTGTTTCGTGGTATCTGTAAGAGTGTAGGAATGAATCGGCGTTTGTACACTGGGCAACAGGCTGATCAATCGTTTTTTATTATTAGGAACCCTCTTAACAGACTTGTTAGTGGATTAGGAGAGTACAGAAGAAGAAGACAATTAAATGTCGGTCTTGTTGATCTTTTAGATCAATTATATGAAAATCCTGTCAGTTTTGATGAGCATTTGGAACCTCAACTTGTATATGTTGCAGGAAAATCTTATACTCATATCATTCGTATGGAAAATTTGAAAACTGAAATTATGGAGGTGCCCTACATCAGACATAATGGCGCTGAAGTAGTAAGGATTAGGATTGATCCAAATAAAACAACAAACAGTAGGCATCTAAAAGGACAGCCCATGGAAAAATGGTTGGACGAAAATCAGAGCAAAGTAACTGCTGTGATTAATAAGTATTATGCAACAGACATGCAGATGTGGGAAAACCCACAAAACTTCTTAAACAAGGACCTATAAAGAATGAAAGCAACTCTAATCAGTTACAGTCAAACTCCCGAGCATCTCGAAGACCTTGACTCAGCATTAGACCTAATTGCTTATTGTGCAAGAGTAAGTAATCCAAATAATCAAAACAACAAAGAAACTTCAGAAAAACTGGTAAAGTATTTGATCAAACACAAACACTGGTCACCACTTGAAATGGTGAGTGCATGTTTGGAAATTGAAACAACCAGGGATATTGCACGACAAATTCTACGACACAGAAGTTTTAGTTTCCAGGAGTTCAGTCAACGTTATGCAGACCCTACTAAAGATTTAAGTTTTGAATTACGTGAAGCAAGATTACAAGATCCTAAAAATCGTCAAAACAGTATTGAAACTGACGACGAGGTATTAAAACTGAATTGGGAAAGGCATCAACAAAAGGTTATAGATGCCGCTTATAATGCATACAATTATGCTGTAAGCAATGGTATTGCCAAAGAGCAGGCCAGAGCAGTGCTACCAGAAGGAAACACTGTGAGCCGCATGTATGTAAACGGTACACTGCGTAGTTGGGTACATTATATTGAATTACGTGGTGCAAATGGTACACAACTAGAGCATATCAAAATTGCTCATGAGTGTGCAAGAGTTATTAGTAAAATTTTTCCTCTAGTTGATGAATATGTCGACAAGGATATAGTATAGGAGCAATTATGACTAAATGGGAGAAGGCGTGGGCCGTAATAGCATTTCCTATTGTTGTAGTACTAGCATTTATAGAACCAATTTGGAACGAAATCAAACGTATTCATAATCGTGGTAATATATACAGAGACTACAAAGATAACTTTGATACTGTCAAAGATTTATACACTCACGATATTTGGAATTAGTCAAAAGTTTTAGGTACTCTAACCAACTTAACTTTTCTGCGATCTAATTCTATAAGGCACTTGCGTTTTACTTTAGGTTTATGTCCTTCGTTAATATATTTTATCAACTCGTCAGTGTCTTTGTGTTTGATATAGTCGTGTTCGTACTCAAAGGTTTTTCCTTTACCCTTGACAAACTTCCTTGCTGATGGTGAAAATTTTACTGGCATCCTTGCTCCTATGTGTGTAATGCCGTTTATTTATACAGATTGACTAAAAAGTATATGCCGTGTTATAATATCATACTATGAAAAAGCAAGAAGAAATGCTAGTGATTACCATGGAAGAATGCGGTGAACTTATTCAGGCCTGCAGTAAAATGATTCGCAGTAAGGGCAAAGCAAAGTATTTGCGTAATCTTAAAGATGAAGTTGGTGATGTCATGTGCATGATTGAGATTTTAAAGATGAGTGGCCTGGTGACAGACGAAGAAATTAAAGACAGAATGTTTTTAAAAGAACAAAAATTAATGAAGTGGAGTTCGATTTTTAATGAAGATTGATTTTGATGTAGACATTGATATGGCTAACAGAGATGATATTCTCAAGTTAGTTAATCATACTCCTGCCAGTATAAAGAAAGAAGGAGAGTTTACAAAACACAACACAGGTGTTTATTTTCAAAACATACCAAGTTCTCCACTAGAAGGCTACAGCACTGTAGACCATAAAGATGCAGAACAGCAAGGATGGTTTAAAGTAGACTTTCTTAATAACACCATTTATAAAAATGTTCGTGATGAGCAACACTTAAACGAGCTACTCAACACGGAGCCACTTTGGAATCTCTTAGAACATCAGGAAGTAGTTGAGCAACTTTACCATATCAATAATTATGCCAATGTCCTAAAACAGTACAAACCTATTTCTATAGAGCAACTAGCAATGATACTGGCTATTATACGTCCAGGTAAAAAGCACTTAATGGGTAAAACTTTTTCTGAAATAGAAAAAACTGTTTGGGATAAGCCTACTGGTGATGAATACTACTTTAAGAAAGCACATGCTATTGCATTTGCTACTGCTATTGTGGTTCAGTTAAATTTGATTTGTGAAGACTTAGTCGGTTCTTCTAACTAATTGTATTGTTCTTCTTTTGATTCTTTTCTTGATTATGTTCTGTAAACTGGTTACAGGGCCAAACAGTATTTCTACATCCTTCATTGCGAAGGTTTTCAGGTAGGGTATAAAAGGTTTCATTTCATGGTGTAAGAACACATCTATAGGCAACTGTCGATTGCTTTCCCACCACCACATGTCACCCAGTTCTAAAAATTCTTTCTTCAATTCAGTGCTAGGCAATGCATCAACATCATAAAATGTAAGTATATGGTTGTCTTGATTGACAACTATGCCCACATATTCCTGATTTGCGTATGCTATTCCAGTTAGAAATTCGAGTTCTGTATAACTATTATTGGTCATTTAAAAGTATTTATATGCTTTTGCTTTATATTTTTGTAAAGCCTGGTTCAGATAAATACTGTTATGAGTAATGTTAGTAACAGATTATACTGGTATGAAGATACGATAGATTTGGTGGTATCAACAACTGCCTTACAAGTGGATAATAGACCTATGAACAACAGAAAATTAATCGCCCACAAAGGTGTAACAAACGAAATATTTTTTAACATAAGAGACCGCGACAGAAAACTTCAAAATATGTATGCTGATACGTTAAGAGCGTATCTAATTCAGCCTACTACAAAAACAAGAATTTTGAGTAGAATTTTGGAAACAACATCTGAAGTGGGTAAAGTAAAACTTGTATTAAGTGAAGGTGATTTAATGAATGTTAATTCTGGATTACACCACATCTATATTACCAGAAGTTCAGATGAAGTTCAAGACAAACCAATTTATACAGATCAGAACAACAGTATTAGATTTGATATAGAGATATCTAACGAACTAGGAGTAGAGCCTATCGCTACTCAAGAAGAAACTACCTTTCTACAGACTGGTAACACTGTGTTAGGTGATGCGGCAAATACTTTTGTCAGCAGTGCACTGTATGGTAATTTAGATCGTAATTTTACAAATGCTCAACACACTATCGCAGTATATCCAGATACTTATACAGGACAAGTTAGTGTACAAGCAAGTTGTATGAGTAGCACACCAGATAGTGATGATGATAGTAAAGATTGGTTTACAGTTAAAAATTTAGATTTATCAGCAACAAGCAATGTAACTCATACATCATTCAATGTAAATTGTAATTGGGTCAGAATAGTAAGCAAGCCGTCAAGTGGGAGTATAAGTAAAGTTCTACTAAGGAACTAAAATGTCCCAAGACCTTCTGCACTTTTTTGATACAGGGTTTCCTGACCAATGGATTACAACAGCGTTTGAAAAAAGTCTAGCAAAAAATTTTTATACAAGTATATTTGGCTCATCTCCTGGCATGATAGTAAATGCCACTTGGATAAACCTACCCATGCCAGATCACTTTCCTGGATCTAGCATTATGAAAGGCGATCATGTTTTAAGAACATTGCGTAAAAATCCTGACGTCAAAAACGTACTATTATATTCTTTCACAGATCAGGCAGACTATTATGCGTGGCCTTATATAGAAAAATTACAGGACGCCTGTAATTTACATGTGGTGGGACAGGCTCCCTCGAGTACTAATAACCATATATATTTTCCCTATTGGTATGTAGTTTCAAAAAAATTTTTTAAGATAACAGAACCGGTAGAACCGACGGAATTTCAAAATCTTTATCTTTGTTATAACCGTAAACCACACTGGCATAGAGTAAAATTGTTAAGAGACTTTTACACAAATGGCATTTTAGATAAAGGTGTTTTTACAATGGGTAAAAATCATAAGATAAAAGATCTACCCAGTACTTTAACTTTTGATGGAAATACTCCAAATAATTATGAAGCATATATATGTGCAGATGATCAGCAGTGGAATATTGTTGCAGACGCATTCACATTAGGCAACATGAAAATTTGGCAACAAAGTTTTTTAAATATAGTTAATGAAACAAGTGCACTACCACCACACATGATTCCAGAAGGTCAAACTGTTACGCCTTTCCTTAGTGAAAAGGTTTTTAAACCTATTGCGGGTAAACGCCCATTTGTTGTAAATGGAGATCCTGGTGTGGATGAATTACTCAAGCAATTAGGATTTGAATTGTTTGAGGATTTAGTAACCATGGAAAATCTAGTAGATTTTGTCTACAGCACAGATATAAACGAATGTAACAGTTTGTATAAGAAGCACTATGCTAAAATAGAACACAACTATCAGCACTTTCATAATCTTATAAACACTCTAAAAGATGAGTTTTCTTTTCTTGACACTTGCTTAAACGTATAGTATAATTACAACATGCTAGAAATGGTCGTTGAATCAGTACACAGATTGATAATGGATCACTTGCCTGTGCGTACAAATCGCACACCAAGTGGTTGGACTACCTTTGATTGCCCAATGTGCAGTGATAAACGTAAACGTGGCGGAGTTATACAGGGTGGTGTCAAAATAAGTTATCACTGTTTTAATTGTGGTTATACTACAGGATGGAGTCCTGCACCGCATTTAGGCAAGCGATATCGCGATTTAGTAACAGCATTGGGTGTTAGCTCTACTGATATACATAACGTGCAGATAGAGCTTATGAAGCACTCAGAAGAGCTGTCTGACGTACAGGATACAGATTATGTGTATAACTTTAGCAAGTTTGATCCTATAGAATTACCAGAAAATACCACTATGGTTGATGATTTACCAGACGGGCATGAAGTTAAAGAATACGCACGGGATCGCGGTGTGTTAGGATTGTATCCATTATTACATTTTGATGAGTTTCCGCATAAGAAAAGATTAATTGTGCCCTTCCTATATAACAATGATGTGGTAGGATTTACAGGCAGACATATAAATCCGCCTGATAAAGAAACACCTAAGTATTATCACAGTTTACCTTCAGGATATGTTTTTAATCTTGACAAGTTTACTAATGCAGAAAGAGAGTTTGTGATTGTGACTGAGGGAGTGTTTGATGCAATTTTGATAGACGGTATTAGTGTGATGGGCAATAGTGTTACAGCAGAGCAAGCACATTTAATAGACAAATTGGGCAAACGTGTTATACTTTGTCCTGACAGAGACGAAGCAGGTAAAGAACTAATAGCACAAGCAATAGAATTAGGATGGTATGTGAGCTATCCAGACTGGTCTCCAGAGATCAAAGATGCGGCTGATGCGTGTTCAAGATATGGTAGGTTAGCCACGTTATTCAGCATAATTAATAATGCTACAAATAACAAGATTAAAATACAGGTAAAAAGCAGACTAAAATGAGTGATGTAAAAGATTATACAGACGAAGTACAAGAACTTTTTGTACGTTTCCTAATCAGTGATGGTGACTTGTTCTCAAGATGTCAAAACATTGTTAAAGCAGAACACTTTACTCGTAAATTTAGGCCTGTAATCGATTTATTATGTAGCCATGCTGAAAAACATAACAGCATGCCTACACTTGAGCAAATCAAAGCAATAGGTAAATTAGATTTAGAACCTATCCCCAATGTTACTCCAGAACATCAGAACTGGTTTATGGGTGAATTTGAAACTTTTTGCAGACATAAAGGACTGGAAAAAGCAATTATCGAAAGTACTGATTTATTGGAAAAGAAAGATTATGGTACTGTAGAAACTAAAATTAAAGAAGCAGTACAAATCGGACTAGTTAAAGATTTAGGTTTAGAGTACTATGAAAATCCTAAAGAGCGATTAGAATGGATTAAAAAGCAAGCAGGTGCAGTTAGCACAGGTTGGAAAGGCATTGATCAAAAACTGTATGGTGGTCTTAACAGAGGCGAAATCACTATTTTTGCAGGAGGATCAGGTGCAGGTAAAAGTTTGTTCTTGCAAAACTTTGGTGTAAACTGGAGTCAATCAGGGCTAAATGTAGTATATTTAAGTTTAGAGCTTAGTGAACAACTTATCAGTATGCGTCTAGACAGCATGATGTCAGGATATGCGGCTCGTGAAATTATGAAAAACATTGATGATGTTGATCTTAAAGTGCGTATGAAAGGCAAACAGGCTGGAAAATTCCGTATTAAATATATGCCTAGTGGTATAACTTGTAATGACATTCGTGCATTTTTACGTGAGTATGAGATACAAAGTGGTGTTAAAGTTGATGCACTGCTGGTAGATTATCTGGATCTTATGATGCCTATTAGTGGCAAGGTAAGTGCAGAGAACACATTTATCAAAGACAAGTTTGTATCAGAAGAGTTGCGTAACTTGGCGGCAGAGCGTAACATGCTGTTAGTAACAGCATCACAGTTAAATCGTAGTGCAGTAGAAGAAATAGAATTTGATCACAGCCACATTGCTGGTGGTATATCCAAGATACAAACAGCAGATAATGTTGTGGGTATTTTTACAAGTAATGCAATGCGTGAACGTGGAAGATATCAAATACAATTTATGAAAACACGTTCTAGTAGTGGTGTTGGTAGCAAAGTAGACTTAAAATTTAATCCAGATACGTTGCGTATCGAGGATCTGGACGAGGATGATGACGATGCAACCACAATGACCACTAATGCATTAATGGATCAACTTAAAAGAAGTAATACAATCAAGGCTGAAGAGCCAGAAGCACAGGACGTTGTTAGCGGCAGTTTACAATTAAGGGACTTTTTAAAGAGTAAAAAGTGATAAATATATGTTATTACAGTTGCTAATGAGGTAAAACAGTGCGTAAATCACGAAGCATATTAGAAGAGCTAAATTCAATCTCCATAGATAGAGATCGTAACCATGTTGTTGAAAATCGTGGAGAGCATGTTATTAAAAGTGCTATTAATTTGCTTGAGCAAATTGAACGTTATTATGACGAAGATACGGCAAAGGATTTAACTAACAGATTAATTAACAGTATTCGTGGCAAGGATAGTGCAAAGTTTTCTCGTGGCATCAAAAAAGCAATTAAAGAAAGTCAAGGGACAACTGGCGATGAAAATTTATGAAGTCACTAATGAAGGTGTAGCAGATTGGATCAAAGATAAATGGTCTAAACTGAACAAACCTGGCGCAAGTAAAGCATACGCAAAAGCGGCAAAACAAACAAAACAGAAAAATAAAGAAC